CACAAAACATTGTGACCATGAGCAAGGACTAGGATTATGAGGGTCGATTACTTGCATGATGGATTGTCCAAAGTTCTGTTGGTCAAAGCCCTTGACCATGGCGTAAGTGTCATGGAATTTATAGCCACGCGCTCGGGCAAGCCACGCTACTCGTTTGTTTTCCACGTCCTCGATTTGAGCCAGACCCCAGTTGTGTCTGTGTCCACTGATATACAGGTCTGCATGGCTCTTGAACCGCGCCATCTTGTTTTGGGCATGAAGAGAATTCCATTGGGAATGACCGTTCATATCGTGCGCCGCATGTATTCTGCACTCTCTTCCATTTGGAAACTGAAGTGCGATACGGCTCTCCCAATCTTCGTGAATCGTATGCCCACCAATAATCCACTTAAGCGGGTCGCCAGCACCAGACCACATATCATGATTGCCGCCAATGAGAACGAGCGGATTTATCTGGCTAATCAACCACTCAACTAACTTCCATGCTGTCTTGTGAGATGTGTCCTGTTCGCCGTATATGCGCCCCAGACGCCCGACCCAGTTGTTTTGGTAGTCACCTACCGAACATCCATAGATGTGCGTGTGTGAGTCTATAATCGATATGTCGCGCCTCAATGAATCCCAATCACAATAGTTGTCATCAATGTGTGGGTCGCCAAGCCAGAGCAGGGCGATAGGGTCATCGCTCTTCATCTTAATATCGTGCCAGCGTGTCTCTTCTCTATGGTTTTTTCTCATCTTAAAACGAGAATGAAGATGCTCGACTATCTCTTCGACAGGCATATCATCTTGCGGTATCTCAGGCAGGACGTAGCTATCACGCTTGCCTTGCTGTAAGCGGCGATGAAACTCTGATTTAGAAATACCTAATTCATCTGCACCATCTTGAATATTGCCATGTTTATTATATAATTTTACGGCTTGTTTATTATCAACTTCTTTAGCTTGAATTGATTTAGTCATGGCTGTCCAACATCATCTGTTTCAGTTCGGGGCCTCGTGTTTTAATCTGCTGAAACCATAAGCTGTCCTCCATCTCAACAGCCGCACGTTCATAGTCACGGTCTTCGAGTGCAGATATAAATTTTTTAAAGCGAGAGAAGCGGGGCCAGCCTAGATTAAACACCATAGAAGCTACGACCTTCATGGCCTCTTCTGGTAAATCTCTCCACCATTCCATCCGTTCATCTAATTCATTCAGCACAATCTCAATGTCATCTTCTAAGATAACAAGCGCCGCTCTCTCTGAGATAGGTTGTTGCATATTGTGACCATAACCAACTGTCGGTACACCCACAGTATCCATATACATATCCAGCCGAAGGCCTTCATGTTTTGCAACTAGAGCTGCAAATTCTGATTTGTTCATTTCTTAAACATCTTTGTTAATTGTTGCACACCAAAGCTGGCGGCAAACACAACGCCAACCGCTGTCTTATAGAAATCAGGCATTGCCTCAAGCGCATTGAAGCCACGCTCAACAATGTCTTCATGCCCTGTAAAGGCTAAGATGAGGGGGATAGATACAAGCACAGTAAGCCACTCGTCTTTCCACGACTGGTTACTATTCTTTGCTTGTTCGAGATTCCACTCCTGTTCACCAGCGGCGACCCGCTTGGCAACAGCAGTTTTAGCTTTGGCTGTTTCGACTTTGGATTCAACCCATGAGCCAGCTATGCCGGCTACTGCTTTGACTAATATAGGTAACATGGTGCTACACTATACTGCATTAGTGCATTACAAAACGCACATTATGAAGAAAAAACGTCGATTCTCAGGCCGTTCGTGACTGATGAACGTGCCACACTACCATCAAGGGGGCGACATTCGCGCTTAATTATAACATATGGCTGGTTATTACGCCTAAAAACATCCTTTGTAGCTATAGACATTTCAAGCATACGAATATGACATTGCTCAATTGTCTGGTATGGCCCTCTTGTATTATCAATCTGCAAGCATTGATTTGGTATCATCAAATGGCAAGCTAATAGAACAACATCAAACATAGAACTACTTAAATAATTTACGCAATACATATAAGATAGAAAGCACACCAAGAACTAAACCTATCCACTCATTAAGAGCAGGCAACCAAAGAGGAGCGGAGATACCGCCACCTGCAATCGCTATATCTGTGTGGATGTCTTTCATCTATCCAGTTACTTCACTAAGTGTTATTGTTGTAATGCCTCGCATCAAATGAGTTCCAGCACCACTGACTGCTGTCATGTTTACATAAACATCCGAGCTTGATGTACTGTGGTCATTTCCAGCAGTTATTTTGTAGGTAATAGCTGACGTTGAGCTAGGCGAGTCTAAGAAATTACCACTTAAAGTTCTCATCACATATTGATTGTTAGGTTCATCGTTATTGCTATCGATAGACATAAACACCCGAGGAGAAGTTCCGTCTGCATCCCCTAATCCAATTTGAGTGGTAGCTCTGTACAGCTTCACGCTTGCATAACGCTCATCACAAGCTCCATTAAACAGAACTTGAATAAGTATTTTAGAGGATGTACTCGATGGTGTAATCGTTGCTGACAAAACGTCTTGATGTGCACCAGTCACTTGTTGAGTGTTAGTTTTAGTTGCCGATACAGCCTGTAACACAGTACCAGCGGGAAGACCAGCAGAGTTTATTTTTGTTAAAGCCATGTCTGTCTCCTATCCGATTAAAAAACCGCCCCAATGGGTGATGTTTGAGTTTGTGTTAATAGCTACGTTTCCACCAGATTCTTGATATCCATACCATTGTACTTCGTCACCTGTTGATAATTGGAAAGTGTCTGAACCCGGATAAGGAACACCACCATTTACGTTTGACATAAGCGTTAAATGTTCCGATGACCTTGTGCCGTTTATGTAAAAAGAGGTCATAGCTCGTCCCGCACTTCCAGACCCAAACCACGTTCCATAAAAGTAATAAATGCCAGCAACAGGTGCAGTAAATGTTTTAGATGTAGTGCTGTAATGACCGCCTACATTAAACACAGAAGTCGTTGCGGTCATTATTACATGAGTGCTATTTGCTAGTGTTTGAGCCGCACAAGTTGCCTTGAAAGCTGGTTTAGCTGGCTGTAAGATACGCCCACTGCTATCAATCGTAGCCGCTGTTGTTCCATTGGTTGAACGAATAGTACCGACATCGAGGTTGCCGCTGATGGCTATGTTGGTATCTAGCTTGGCTGATGTAACACTGCCATCTGTCGGTGTAACCACATTGCCTACGTTGCCAAGCACTCGAACAAAGTCGATGACATCCGATGATGATAGCGTGGCACCCACAGTCAGTGTGTTACCCGATAGGCTCATGGTAGAGCCAGCCTGTATCACGCCGTTGATGCTGACCAGTAAGTTGTTCACTGTCTCAGGGTAATAGGCCACTGAGTTTCTGGTTAGTGCATAGTCAGCCGTGGCAGAGGCAGTCAGAGCATCTAGCTCAACAAACTCGCCAATGGTAGGTTGTTTACCTATATATGGCATCAGTCAGCCTCCTCTATTGTTAAGTCGCCAGCGTTCACTTGGCGCATAATTTCTGCCCAATGTCTGTTACCATTGTCCATAGGTACACAGGCTGGCTCACCGTTAATTTTGCATGACACATTATTAGCTACAGTTTCTCCTGTAGGAATATGCCTAACTACATCGGTGTAAGTATTTTCGTTCATCTACAACTCCGCATCTGCTTTGTAGCCAGCACGATTTATGTACAGACCATTATCTGTCCAATTTGTGGTGGTGCTTTGTCCTGAATTAGTGAATTTGACTATGTTTTGGAATTGATCAGAATGGATATTATCAGCTTTTGGAAAGCACTGTTCTTGCCCTCGACCAAACCTATCCATTGAGTTTGCGTTACCAGACTGAATTGACACTGTTGGTGTCGCTCTCATTTTCACAGGAAACTGAGCAATACACGCCCTTACATGACCGTACTGTGCGTCTCGACCGGGGGAATATGCGCCTCCGTCATTACTGCCAAATCTTGAATCATAATAGTACCGGAAGCAAAGCTGTTGTTCCTCGCCAAAACTGCGGTGTTCAAACGGCGTGGCTACCTCGCCTATTTCAAGCTGGATGCCTGTGATTTGCCACGTTGCATTTAGAGTTGCAAATAGGTTTGTTTGACCCACGTAAGTATTTACCCCACCTGATGAGGCTTCCCAAGTTGTTGCTAGTGTTCCTGTTGTAAAATTTGAACCAGCCGCTAAACAAAATATTAATCTAGCACTTAGGCCATTATCGTTATTAAATGCGCCTGTAGTATCTGGCGGAAACGTAATTGTTTTATACTCCCACGTATTTGCCAAGTTTATTGTATATGAACCGGAAACGGTTCTTTGACCGCTGGTGTCCAAATCATTAAAAGCACAGATAAAAATTCCTGTTAGGCTGGACTTTACCCAGAATGACAAAGTAACAGACTGTGCGTCACTTGTGCCTTTTTTTAACTGCTGTAAATTCTGTCCTTCAAATCTTTGGTCTAGTTGATAATTTTGATTAGCATCTAAAGATGCATCCTGTGTTGTAGCAGTTATTTTTAGTGAATAACCAAAGCCATTAGGTGTGTCTGTAGATTGTTCCTGCTTGTGGCTTAAAGCTGAACCGTCAAAATTAACATTCCACCTATCAACGGTATGATAACCATTTGATGTGATAGATGTTGCTGAGGTTGCCCTCTGCGAACAGGCCACATTTCCGTTGATTATGATGTTTCTCGCACCTACATATTGGTCCTGCGATGCAGGTAGTATTTTACTTAATGCCATGTCCTACTCCTATATCGCCATCATGCCAGATGCTTGAATAGATGTGTTGTTC